ACTTTACAGACGGTGCGCTCATCCGGGCACCACAGGCAAGAGACCGGTTCCCGTCCAATATCGTAAATAAAGAGGATGCTTACATCCTGATGCGGAAAGAGTACGATACAGACAATCAAGACAAGCTCTATAGCATGGCATTATCTGACCTCAAGACCGCATCTGAGCCGGTAGTGACCTACGAGGTAGACGGGTACTTTGATACCAATATCGGGGACACAGTGAGGATGCAAGATCAGGAGTGGACGCCGACCCTATACCTGCAGGCAAGGGTATCGGAACAGGTGCGGAGCCTTACCAATCCGAAGACAGCAAAGACCGTATTTACAAACTACAAAGAGCTGATGTCCGAGATATCGAGTGATCTGCTGGATAAGATGCAGGAGTTAATCAACAAGACCAAGGTCTACACCTGTTCGATCGCTACAAACAACGGCATCATCTTTAAAAACGGCATCGGAAGTACAACGCTGACAGCCTACGCTTACAACAATGGGGTTGATGTGTCTGGAAATCTGGAGATTCGGTGGAGTAAAGATGGGACAGAGTTTTATGTCGGTAGGAGCGTGACGGTTAATGCAGAGGATGTTGATACAAAAGCAGTGTACTCGTTTACGGCGTTTGAAAACGGCGTGCGTAGAGGGTATTACGAGGTCACGATCACGAATGTGGAAGACGGTAAAGATGGGGAAAATGGTATTCCGGGTGTGTCTTATTACACATGGCTAAAATACGCAGACGATGAGCAAGGAAACGGAATGTCAGACTCCCCAGATGGCAAGCAGTACATGGGAATTGCATACAACAAAGAAAGTCCGGACGAATCCTTAAAACCAGCCGATTACCAGTGGTCCCGTATCACAGGAGAGGGAATTCCGGGGAAACCTGGAGCTGACGGAAAAACTTACTACACATGGGTAAGGTACGCCGATGACGAGAATGGAACCGGCATGTCGGATAATCCAAGTGGAAAATATTACATCGGGCTTGCGTTCAATAAAGAGTCGCAAACAGAGAGTAGTAACCCGAAAGATTACCAGTGGTCTAAGTACCGTGGGGATGATGGTATTCCGGGAACAGACGGGGAAGATGGACGGACAAGTTATTTCCACGTTAAGTACAGTGCTGTCGCGAACCCAAGCTCATCTTCTCAGATGACCGAAACGCCGAGTAAGTATATTGGAACTTACGTGGATTATACGCAGCAAGACAGTAATAGTCCAAAAGATTACACATGGTCGCAATTTCGAGGAGATCCGGGAGAGAATGGGATCCCGGGAGAGAACGGAGAAGATGGACGCACGTCTTACTTACACATTGCCTACGCAAACAGTTCGGACGGATGGACAGATTTCTCAACTACAGTCAGTGCAGGCAAGCAGTACATGGGGCAATATGTCGATTTTACAGAGCGAGACAGCACAAATCCGGACATGTACAAGTGGACAAAAGTAAAGGGGGAAAACGGACAGGATGGAACAGACGGTCAGGACGGTGTTGGAATTAAGAGCGTTACAAAATACTACCTTGCATCCGAAAAAAGCACCGGAATTACAACATCCTCTTCCGGATGGACCACCACAATACAGACCATGACGGAGACAAAAAAATACCTGTGGAGTTACGAAACAATCGCCTACACAGACGGAAATTCCACCAAGACAACTCCTATTATCATCGGAGTGCACGGACAAAATGGAGCAGACGGGGATTCCGGTATCATCGTATCTCCTACCGCCCCGGAGAATCCAAAAGTTGGACAGCTCTGGCAGACAGCGAGTGGAGAGCCGATTAAAAGATGGGACGGCAGTAAGTGGGTGATCTATTACATTTCGGTAGAAAATCTGAATGTAGAGACGCTAAGTGCGATTGCCGCAAACCTCGGAACTGTAACCGCCGGACTTATAAAGAGTCTGGACGGACACTTTTTTATCCAAGTAAATACCGGAGAGATCTACTCCGAGGATGAAAACGGGATAAACAGCTCTGCAATAAGCAAAGGTGTATTTGTAGCGAATGGGATGGACAGTGGCAGACACACAAGCTTGTCTATATTCCCAACGCAGATTGCGCAGTATTTTGACGGAGCCACCATTTCCAACCTTGTTATTTTTAAACGGGACGGTATATTTGTTAAAAGCTCCGGATCATACGAAATAAACATATCTAAAGCAACAAATTATGACTCCGGAAAAATAAAAGGACCATTCGCCAGCACAAACTCATCCAACTATATACAGGCGGAGCTAATAAGGAGAGGGTGCGTGGTTACATGTAAAATCACAGCGCTTATACAGTTCCCGAATACAGGATCGCACGGACCGTTTGACGAATTAAGGATCCCTATAGGATATCGACCAGCCGTAGACATAGTAGAGACGTACAGCGAATTGGTTGGTCCGTCAGTTATCGGGACTGGCAGATATTATATCTCAAAAGACGGAGGAATATCCATTGTAACTGGCAAGACAGACTACTGTGAGCGCATAAAGACATTTACATGGATTACGGAAGACTAAAGGAGCGGATATGGAGATTAGGGCAAGACCGTAATGGTCTTATTTTTATACTTAAAAAAACCGGAGGAAAGACATGACAGAAATATTGACAGAAACCTATAAACTTGCGTTGCCGATAGTACTCACAGCATTTATGGGATACATTGTGTGGCTACTCAAAAATCAGAAGAAGGACAGGGACGCAAATAGTGCAGGGACAATGCTACTTTTGCGCGTCCAACTTATCGAGTACCACGAAAAATGGACAAAAAGAGGGTATGTTACGAAGCATGGAATTGAGAATTTTATCGAAATGTATGATGCATACCATAAACTCGGCGGGAATGGAATGGCAACGCAACTATTAGCAGAAGTAAAAGAACTGCCAATAAAAGGATAAAGGAGAATGCAGCATGAAAAAAATTAACTGGATTGTAAGAATTAAAAACAAGGCATTCTGGGTTGCACTGATCCCGGCACTGTTGCTGTTAATACAGGCGATTGCGGCAGTGTTTGGGTTTACGATTGATCTCGGAGATTTAGGGGATAAACTGCTCACCGTAGTAAACGCACTCTTTGCAGTGCTGGCGATCCTTGGTGTAGTGGTAGACCCGACGACACCTGGGACAGGAGATTCAGAGAGGGCACTTACATACAAATAGATAATTTGAGAGAGCTTGGAAACAGGCTCTCTTTTATTATGCAAGGAGGTGAGAACATGAGCGAACAGAACGAATTTGGAAGAACAACAGCAGAAGAACTGGAAAAAGCGTTCGAGACAGAAGAGCAGGAGGAACAGAAATAATGAAAATCGGTTTAAGGGGAGGTCACTCTCCGAATTGTAAGGGTGCAATCGGTCTGATCGATGAGCAGGCAGAAGTGCGGAAGATCTACAACGAACTTGTACCAATGCTACAGGCAGTCGGTCATACTGTGGTTGATTGTAATTCCAACGCATCCAATGTGTCCAGCGAGTTATCTGACGGAACAAATAAGGCGAATAGTGCCGGGTGCGATATTTACGTAACTTTGCACATGAATGCGGCAGGAGCGGCGTCAGCTGGCGGTACAGAGGTGTGGTTATACGATGCATCTAACCAGACAATGAACACGATCGCAAGCAATATCTGCCAGAATTTTGCAAATAAAGGATTTGCTAACCGTGGTGTAAAGTACAGTTCGGGATACCATGATCTGAATGCATCTAATATGCCCGGTATGATTGTGGAGACATTATTTTGCACCGGCACAGATGATGTAGCAAGGTATCGGAATTTAGGCGCAAAAGGAATTGCTGAGCTGATTGCAAAGGCGATCGACAGCAAAGCATCCGCAGGAATCGGACAGGGAAATAATCAGAATACAGAAGATCAGGAAGGAGAAGAGACTATGCAGTGTATGTTTACAGTAGAAGGAAAAGGATGTGTATATTGGTATCATGATGATAAAATTACGGCTTTGGGGCATCCGGACGAGATGAAGATCCTGATGGATATTTACAAAGCGAACAATGGGAGAGATATGCCATCTTATCATTGGACAAAGAAAGCGCCGTGGCACGCAAGATTACTTGCGGTGCTGAACAGAAAACCATCTACATCTATCTAATAAAATCCCCTCGGAGATCAGCTCTCTGAGGGGAATAATATTATTTGTCAGTGAAATGTATTTTTTAATAAATTCAATTCAAGCCCCTCTGTGTTATAATAATATGTAATCAATGCAAGAGGGGGAACAATCATGGAATACCAGATCTACGAATCTTACGATACATTTTTGCTTTACCAAGAGTTTTTGGAGATACCAGGTAATACGTTCAAGTTCCGGCTGCCAAGAGGGATGATCCTGACAACCGAAATGATGCACACCTTTTTACGTGCAGCGTATATGAGTGTTGGGCGGATGGAGTTGCCGTCCTGAATATTGTATCATTTTCGTGTATATTTATAATATGTAAAAATATTATAGGTTATTGCTATTTGGTGGCCCGGATTGCAGTAACCTATAACATATCCGCAAACCCTTATAAACAGAGGGCTCACGATATGTAAAGGTGGAAGATCAGTTTGCCGTTTTTCTTGTCGTAAACGATATCCTCCACCAAACTCCTCATAAAAATCCCTTTCGTATCATAGTCTATCGCATCATTTTTAATCACATCATATACAGTTTGCACGTTTTTGAGCACGTCAGATTTTGTTTTCGTATCTTCATTATTCTTATTGAGATTTTCCAGTTGCATCAAAATATCTTCCCTGTCTTTTTGCAGACGCTCTTTGTTCCGTTTATATTCTTCCAAAGTATCTACTTCATTCTCATAAGCGAGACGGATCCGTTTCTCTCTGTTTGAAATCTTATCAAGCTCAGACAGGAGCGATTCACGTTCTGATATCTTCTCGCCGGTCTCAGCAGAGTGGTAGGAGTATTCAAAATCCATACCGGAAAGAAGTTTTTCAAAATATTCTTCCAGTGCAGCGATCACTTTTTTCTCTGATATCGAACAGGATTCGGTATGTATTCCTTTACTGTACTTATAACACTGGAAACCAGGTGAGTGCCTGTTTGCACCATTGTAGGCGAGAGAGGCCCCGCAGTATCCACATTTTAAAATCCCTGATAACCAATGTTTACATGAGGATACATCACGGCGTTTCAGTGGCTTGTATGTAGTCTGTATCTTTTTCATGCGGGCTTCGAAGCGTTCTTTTGAGTAATGGACTTCATGCGTTCCCATGAATGTTATTCCATTCCACGCGACAAGACCATAATAGAATGGATTTTTCAAGATTCTTTCTACGCTACGGGATTCGAAAGGATTCCCTCGTCTTGTGCGGACTCCCATATCGTTTAGCTTTCTTGTTATCTTTGTGGCATCTGAGTTGCGGTAATCAAATTCATCACAGATAAAATCCACGACCTTCATTTCATCCGGATCAATTTTATAAGGATCTCCGTTTCCAACAGCACGATACCCAAAAGGTGGGGACATCTGGTATCCTTTTTTTGTAGCCTTTTCTTTCATCCCTCTTAGGACTTCGCCAGAAAGCCGGATAGAGTAGTATTCATCCATCCATTCAATGATTCTCTCGATTAAAGAGCCGAATGGACCATCTATCAAAGGTTCTGACACACTCACAACATCAACGTTGCTTTGCTTCCGCAGCAGGGATTTGTATACGATAGATTCTTCTTGATTTCTTGCGAATCTGCTGAATTTCCAAACCAGAATCACATCAACCGGATGATCGGATGATTTTGCAAGCCCGATCATTTTTTGAAACTCTGGCCGTTTATCGGCTTTTCTACCGGATATTCCGATCTCAAAGAAAACTTTCAAAATAATAATATTGTTTTTGGCAGCATATTCCCGTAATAGTTTCTCTTGCGAATCCGGAGAAAGTTCTTCTTGCTTATCAGTGGATACACGGACGTAACCATAGGCATATCTTGCGCTCATTTTAGATCATCTCCTCATTTAATTTATGTAAAAATAGGTACAAAAATAACAGCCAGCACATGAACAAATGTTCTGGATTGTGTAGCTGTCCCGAAGATGATACAATATTCATGGATTTTAATCGCATATCTTCAGATATGTAGACCGTCTCAGTGTTGGTAGCGCTGGGGCGGTATTTTATTTTACTGCACTGTTATTTTTTGAGTATCTTTTTTGTTATCAAACGATATCATATCAGATGCTTCAATCGTGAGTTCTGTGTCACTCTTTAATTTATACACCTGGCACACCTCAACTGTTCCGCCTGGCTGAACCTCATTTATAGCGTAGTTGTTCATGGAGTCGTTCTGTTCAGTCATGATTCCAATTTCGCATTCGCTTCCATCTTGGAAACACTGCACGTTTGCTGTAATTCCAGCTGTTGCATTTTCATCAGAATTGTTCGTGAAAGTGTAGTAGTAAAGCAAACATTTATTTCCTTCGTAATCGTTTGCAAATTCATGTCTTACATATTTCACATTAAATTTTTCTGTTGTAAAATCTATAATTCCATCGTCTACTGGTTGCGCATCCTCGGTCTTTGTTTCGTTTTGTTCTGTCGCAGTTTCCGTATTTGTCTTGTTGTCTTTTCCAGAGTCCGTATCTCCGCCACATGCTGTAATGGATAGAACCATAGCTCCAGTTAATAACATAGCTACAATTTTCTTTTTCATGTTTTTCCTCTTTCCTCCTGTACCTCAACACCACTTTACTCTATATAAACGCCGAAGCGGTTATATCATTCGTTATTTATAATTGTCATTTCTTCGTTAGTTGGAGTGCGATTGGCTTTTTTGATCATGCGGATCATGCGAGCGCGTTCATCCATGCCGAAATGGATAGCTTGTTTGCAAACATCCGCAGATGATTCATATTTACCTTGACGTTCGTATAGCATTGCCAGCCTTTTGAATGCAGGAATATTTTGCGGCGAAACCTCACCGTACTTGGTATCAATAGCGTGCATCTGTTCAAAGCAATTTATGGCATCGATGCATTCTTTTTCAATTTTGCGTGCAAGAATGCCTGTGTACTCTTTTAAGTTGTATAGAGCAGACCAATCTTTTTCGATTTTTTCCAGAAGAGTGTAGTATTTACTAGATATTGGCTCTAATTCTTTTTGGTAGTCCGCGAAAATTTTGGCACTATCTTTTGGAAAATTCCAGTTATTTTTTATTTTTAGTGACTTCCATTGTGCATCTGTTCCGCCCATGCTCATATAATTTAGCCAATTATCATATTCTGTTTTGGAAAAGTCCGGTTGGAATGAAAATGCATTTTTAGTAAATAGTTTAGATAACAATCCCATTAAATACCCCTCCAATTATTAGGTTTTTGTAAACTTATGTGAATTCCATAACTGCTAAATTTGGAATAAAATAAATAACATAGTTATCTACAGTGATATACTCGCCATATTTTCCTTTGTAACAGTCAATGGCTTCTTGCAGATATTCTTCCGTGACATGTAGATGTTCTGCAACTTCATATCTATTCTGGCATCCAGCATTAAAAGCTGATATGATGCCTCGCAATCCGATCATCCGGTTATACCCGTGCAATCTTCCTTTTTGTTCTTGCTTCATATTTTCAATATCTTGTAGATCAAAGATATCACCGACAGCAGTATGGTGATGTCCGATTTCTTCAGCTAAGACGCAAGCCTTTTCTGCGGATGTTTTCAACCTATTGGATATCGCAATTCTATTTCTGTATATTAAACCATCACTGCCGGAAAGAGCCTTTTCGCGGACAATAAGTCCGCTACTATTTGCCTCTTCCAATAGTTCTTCATAAACTGTCATTGTATCACTCCCATTCAGAGTCATCCATCATGATGTCTTTATCGTGTTTTCTCATTTCATCTGTTACTTTAATATCGGTGCGTTCATGAGCTGCTAATACTGATAAATGATTGTTGGATTCTATAAAGTTCGGATTTCCAAGTAATATTTCAGAATAGTTCAAAAGACTTTTCTTTCCGTTATTATTCAACTTTCTCATGTTCTCTAAAAGTCTATATTCTAATCTATTTTTTCTGAGCACACTTTGATCGTAAGCTTTCTTGAATTCCTCTACATTATTAAATGATAGGTTGTCAGGACCAATCGCATCTTTAAATTCGTAGTCATTACGTCCCATCGGTACGTCAAATCCCATCAGCCATGACTCGCTTACATTCAATGCTTTTCCTAAAACGAACAATTTTTCTTGATTAGGTTCATTTTTCCCGGAACAGTATTGACTTATATCTGATTTGTTCATTTTTATCCCATATTGTTCACAGTATGGTGCAGTTAATTTCAGAACATCTACTTGTCTAAGTCCCTTTGTCTCCATAATCTTTTTTAGCCTAGTAGCAGTGCTTTCTTTCTTCATATAAATGTACCGCCTTTCTGATTATAAATATATCACACACTTAACAAAAGTTCAATATGAAAAACAAAAAAGTTCAAAAAAATTAACTTTTGTATTGACAAGGGTACAAGTGGGTGTTAAGATACAAGTAGTTCAAATATTTGAACAAAGCGAAAGGAGGATAATATGGCATTCAATTATGACAAATTAAAAGGTCGGATAATTGAGAAGTTTGGAACTCAGTATAGGTTTGCGGAAGCTATGAAATGGTCGGAAAGAACGCTTTGCTTGAAATTAAGTAGTGAGAGACCGTGGAAGCAGACAGATATCTGTAAAGCAGTAGAACTTCTAGATTTGGCACAGGAAGACATACCTAAATATTTTTTTAAAGAAAAAGTTCAAAATATTGAACTTTGAAAGGATGGTCAAATGACAGAACTCGTATATTTAAAAAATGATGAAGCAGTGTGTGACAGCTTACAGGTGGCTGAGAAGTTTCATAAAGAACACAGAAACGTGTTGCAAAATATAGATAATCTCATTGCTGAAAATTCAGCAGTGCAAAATATGTTCAGGCAATCACATTACAAAGCAGACAATGGTCAGTCATACAGGAAGTTTTATATGAACCGCGATGGCTTTTCACTTCTGGCAATGGGGTTCACCGGTAAGAAAGCTCTTGAATGGAAATTGCAGTACATCAAAGCATTTAATCAGATGGAAGCGTTCATCAAAGAAAAGACAACTCAGACATGGGTAGAAACAAGAAAAGCCGGAAAACTGACCAGAAGAGCAGAGACAGACACCATTCAGAAGTTAGTGGAATATGCAAAGGGCCAGGGGAGTACACACGCAGAGATGCTTTACATGACCTATTCAAAACTGGCAAATAAGATGGCTGGAATTGGAAAACGTGATGAAGCAACAGTTATGCAGCTGAACAATCTTTCGTTGATGGAAAACATCATTCTCCATGTGATCGACACTGGAATACTGACTGGAAAACATTACAAGGAGATTTATCAGGATTGTAAGAAGAGACTGGAAACCGTGAAGGATCTGGCTTACCTGGAATCAGTGGCGTAGCCGATTACTTCGGTGTAAGTGTTGAGTATTTTTTGGAGTAGAAAGCGAGGTGAGAAAGATGGATCGAATTGAATTCGATGCGTTGAGTTCCAAGATAAAAGAACTTGAAACAGAAGTAGAGAGTCTCAAAAACAAGACCCTCTGTTTACTGGTTAGCTTTGTTGTAATTTTGATTTTTACATCATTTTCAGTCATGAATATTATAAGACAGTATTCAACTATTCATGATTACTACATGGATTCGCAGAGAATTGATCAGGAGATAGGTCAATCTCTGAGCGAACTGATTCAAAAGATTGAAGAACTTCAGTCAAAGAGTGAATAGACTTGGTTAGTGATTCTATGGAATCTTTGCATGTGGATTCAGAATAATCGATGGAATCGATCAACTTTTCCAGTATTTGATTTTGTTTCCGTTCTTCTCGCAGCTTGTATTAATAATACTGCTGTTCAGCTTCCAGTGACTCTCTCTCGTGATATTCACTCTGGATAAATGTGACAAGTGACACGACAATGGTCGCGAGAAGCGAAATGATGATTTCAGTTTTTATCCTTACGCGCTTGTTTCCTATTGGTAATGCAATAGAATCTGGTAATTCGAATTCTTCAACCGAAGATTCGTCAATTATTACGTAATCTTCAGGATCGTCGATGTTTGTGGTTGTAGTATCCATACGCAACACTTCTGCCGCAACTGATTGAAATGTTTTTATGTAGGAAGAAAATGCAGACATTTCCGCTGTAGATGATATAGCAGAATTAGTGATTGACAATATAGATTTTAATACTTCGGCATCCATAATACTACATCCGCAATTCAACGCTATTTTAGATGCGGATTTCATATACTCACACAGTCCGCTGGACAGATTTCCGCTGATTAATGATGTTGTTCCAACAAGAGAATTCAAATGGGAGATCATGCCAGAATTTGCGAGATCAACTACCAGTTTTACGGCATCGTTCGGATAATTTGGAAACAATTTATTTCTATCGTATTTATTCAACAATATTTCTCCTTTCATAATACTCGGTGCTGCAACACCTGTATTTACAGTATAGGAGATAAGGAAACAAATGACAATAAAGATTCAAAAAGAAAGAGGTGTGGTAAAAATTAACTGGAATAAATTTTCGGAGTTGTTTGAAATTTCCGATGACGAAAAAGAATTTTTTGAAATGATTTACCGAAGACGCACCATATACAGATGCGTCATAGGAATTCTGATAATCATAATAATCGTGTTGTTATTAACGAGGTAATAACTGACGCAACGATGGAAATTATAAGCGGCCAAAGCTTACTGTCAAAGAATTTCTTTCTCCGGTAAGCGCAGTAACGGAAGTATTTTTCTGTAAGAGAAAAAGTTCTTTCCGGCGCTTCATCAGATGGAGTTGTGTCAATAAAAGAATAATTGCTTGATATTAGTTTATATCTCATTAGCGTCTTTTCGGATTTGCCAAGAAAACCTGATGTAACTGTTTTCTTGAACCTCATACAGAACAGCTTAAATTTTTCTGGGAATAGCAAGCAAATTTCATCAAAATCAGAATTCATACTTTTTCTCCTTTGTTTTTGATAACTACATTATAAAGGAGGGAGAAAGGTAAAACAAGATAAAACGAGATAATAGGAGGTAACATGAACGAATTAAAAGTTTTTAAAAATAATGAACTCGGATTAACTGTAAGAACGTTGCCGAATCCAGATGGAAGTATTTCCATTAGCGCGGAAGATGCTGCAATCGGATTCGGATGGTATCAAAAAAAGAATGGAAAAGTGTACCCAAGATGGGAAACTTTAAACGGTTATTGCAAAGACATTGGATTTTCCCAACTTGTTGGGAAAGATGATTACATTCCAGAATCACTGTTTTACCGTCTCGGAATGAAAGCAAGCAATGCGACTGCCGAAAAATTTCAAAACTGGCTTGCACTGGATGTTATTCCATCTATCAGAAAAACCGGATCCTATGAGATGCCAAAGAAGAAACAAAGCAACGAGCGTCTCGCCAGTGTCAACAATGCAGTAAAGATTTTAACACCGATGCTCCAAGCAGCAGGGTGCAACAGTAAAATCCAGCTCCTGACCGCGAAATCGCTTTATGAGAAAGCAGGAGTAAATCTGCCGATCAGGATTGAAGCGGATCAGCAGTATGTGGATACGGTACATATCGCAAGGCAGGCAAGACTTTACTTTCAGAGTTCCGGCAAGCCGGCAGACAAAGCTGTGAATGAGATTATTCGCAGGTTAGATTTGTCAGAAGACATGTATACGGAAACATGGGAATCTAAAGGGAAATGGCAAGGGACTGTAAGAAAGTATGCGCCGGAAGTGATCGGGATGGTAAAGCAGTGGTACGCCGACAACGGATATCCAAGAGAAATCTCATACACACAGTGCGATGGGCAGATAAAGAAATATCATGTGATCGTCAGAGATTCGGATGTTAATTAAAAACGTAGGACAACATACGTAGGACGATCAACCGGCATACAGTAAAGAGGGGTGGTGAAATGAAAGGAATCGAAGTAGTAAGCATGATTAAAATCAATGGATCTTGGATAAACCAAGAGGATTTAAACCGAGAGGAACTTTCTCAAATCTTGGAGAAAAAAATAGATGAAACGATGAAAAATATAGGATTCGAAAGAAGAAAAACCGCCTAGGCGGTAGAAGGGAGGACAAGCATGGTAATTAAAGGTACATACCACTGCCAGACTACCCACCACCCCAACGCATTAAATAGCTGGGACATCCGGTCAGTCTCCGTAGATCTGCCAGAAGAAGAGGGCAAGCCCTACTGGCATAAGATTGCAGCATCTGTGATCGGGTTCGTGCTGGCATTGATCGGATGGTGGTTGGTGTTTGGGTATTAAAAATGAGCACCTACAAAAAGGCTGGGGAGCCGTAGGCACTCTGACAAAAAATCAAGAATATAGTAACAGATTTTAGGAGGATAAGCAATGGACAGAAAGAAAATACATGAACTTTTAGACTTAATTCTTGAGATTCAAGAGCGTGGAGAAGGTAAGGATGGGTACCCTTATGTAAGCATTGAATTTTTGAACTACGGTGGCAGAATACTTCTCTGCGCGCAAGAAAACGGATTTGTTGTGAATGAAGATTACGATTTGTTTGACTGGGTTACAACAGATAAGCAACTAGATGATGCAATCGTTTTTGCGGAAGTATTACTGGAAAAAGCAGCAGATATGGTGGGCAAATAATATGTACAAACATACAGAAGAACTGGAAGAAATAACAGATCAAGAAGCGGATGAAAAAGACAGATATTTTAGGGTACGCAAAAGGCACTATCAGAATTATTGTGATTTTATGGAGGAAATAACAAATGGCAACATTATACGAGATTGACGAAGAGATTTTAAATTGTGTAGATCGGGAAACAGGCGAGATTATCGACCCGGAAAAGCTGGCACAGTTGCAGATGGATTTTGACAAAAAGGTAGAGGGAATTGCTCTCTGGATCAAAAACCTCTTATCTGATGCAGAAGCAATCAAAGCAGAGAAAAATAAACTGGCTGACCGCCAGAAATCATGTGAAAACAAGGCAAGAAATCTAAAAGAATACCTGTCTGGCTACCTGTGTGGCGAGAAATTCAAAACAGCAAGAGTCAGCATCTCTTATCGGAAATCAGAGAGTGTAGAGGTGCAAGATGTTTCAAAACTGGACAAGGAATACTTGAAATTTGCTGATCCTGAGGTTGATAAAACAAAGGTGAAAAAGGCACTGAAAGATGGTGTTGAGTTATCTGGAGCTGTATTGGTACAGAACAATAATATTCAGATTCGGTAGGTGTAAGCATGGGAAATTTGGATTTATATAACAGGGTGAGAGTTGTTCCAGAAGAAGCGAAGAAGCCGATTAAAGGCGGTCGATTGAACGGAATGACGGATATTAACCCTATGTGGAGAATTAAAGTGCTCACAAGTGAATATGGTCCGTGTGGTATTGGTTGGTTTTACAGGCCAGTTAAAAAGTGGACAGAGCAGGCAGGAGGAGAAACAGTTGCATTTGTAGATATTGAGCTGTTTGTAAAGGCAGATAGTGAGTGGTCACAGCCAATCTGTGGAACCGGAGGTAGTAAGCTGTCGCAAAATGAAAGAAATGGACTCTTTGTTTCCGACGAATGTTACAAAATGGCAACAACAGACGCTATTTCTGTAGCTTGTAAGCAACTTGGAATCGGGGCTGACGTGTATTTTGAAGCGGATAGAACGAAATATGATTCGCCGTTTGAACGGGTGGAACGTGTGAGAAACGAACTGAGAAAGTACAGATGCTCAGAAGTGGAATTTATGAAGGTGTATAGGCTAGACGCTATCGAACAGGTGACTGATAGACAAATTAAAGATTTCGCAGAAAGAATGGAGAAGGTAAAGCATGACAGTGTGGGTCAGAAGTAAAGTGCAGATGCCGAATTACGTAAAGGAAGGCATCAGATCATTGATAAAGTTGATTTGCGACAAAGATGTCGATGTGAGTATTGCTCTGCACAAAGAATCAAAAACAGACCAACAAAGGAAATACTTTTGGACACTGGTAAAAGAACTCCGCAGCTCTATGAAAAACGGACAGACTGAAAATGATGTGTACCTGCAACTCTTAAGAGGATACGGAACATCAGATTTGATAAGTCTTCCGTCCGATCAGGTGCATCTTGCAAGAGCTTGTTACCGTATTGTAGAGGTGCAGAGTCAGGAAGAGTTTGTGAACAAAGAAAATGAGCGCATTACTGTTTACACTTTGCGCTGCTGGAAAGGATTGAGCGAATACGACACAAACGAAGCCTGCATGTTAATAGACGGAGCAGTGGAAGAGTGCAAGAACCTTGGTATTCCGACGGATACACCGGATGAGATTCGGAAAATGAAAGAGATGTGGGGGATTGAATTATAAGCATTGATTACAGCGGCATGGCATTCCCAAAGCCAAGGCGAAAGAAAAAGAAAAAAGGTCATCAAAGAGCATCCGGCAGACCAAAGAAGCTGTGGAGCATATTTACAGAGGACATGGATCATTGCATGTACACCGGAGTTTACGGAGTGGAGCGTCATCATATTTTTAGCCACACATCGAAAGAAATTGAACTTTCGGAAGATTACGGATTCATAGCTCCACTGAGACCGGATCTGCATCCAAACGGAACAAGGGCAGGGGAGAATGCATCGAAAGTTGACCGATACTTAAGAAAACGCTGCAAGGAGTATTATTTGCAGCACTACGGAACAGAAGAACAGTTCCAGCAAGAATTTCACTATGTTAGTAAGGGTTAAACCTTTGCTATAAATTGTAACCCGTTCATGGCTGCTGTGTAGTACGTCACAAATACCTTAAGTAAGCCAGATTCATTGTCTCCCGGTAACTCCGGGAGAAGAAAGGAGAATAAATGGTAATTACAATTCCGGGGAAACCCGTTGGAAAAGCAAGACCGAAATTTCGCAGAGCCGGATTTAAGGTCATTACATACACGCCGCCCGCAACCAAGAAATATGAAAAGGGAGTTGCGAGGATTTATAAACAAAGCGCAGGTGTTCTTTATACAGAGATACCTCTGAGAGTTCGTATTTTAGCGAAATTTCCGATTCCAGAGAGCTGGTCTAAGAAGAATAAGGAAAAAGCCTTAAAAGGCGAAATAAAGCCGAATAAGAAGCCGGACTTGGATAATATCGCAAAAATCATTCTGGATGGACTGAACGGAGTCGCATACACCGATGATAAGCAGGTGACCAGTCCGGAAATTGAAAAAGTGTACTCGGACACGCCTTGCGTGGTGGTCTATATTGCGGAGGATGAGTGATGGCGAACAGAAGAATGTTTTCGGCAGATGTTGTATGCACAGATAAGTTTGTTGAAATGCCGTCATCGACTCAAGCTCTGTACTTACAATTCGGCATGAAAGCTGATGATGACGGCTTTGTATCGTCTCCGAAGCAAATCGTGAGAATGGTTGGAGCAGCGGAAGATGATTTGAAAATACTGGTCGCAAAAGGGTTTATCATTCCATTTGAAAGTGGCGTTATCGTGATTTCTGACTGGAAAACAAACAATTCGATCAGGAAAGATAGATACACACAGACAAGATGTTTGGATGAACTGAATAAATTGGAAAATTTGAACGGAAAATACGTTCTTTCGACTACTTGTCAACCACCTGTCAACCAGTTATCAACCACATGTCAACCAAGTGGTAACCATGCGGTTGACGTTCTGGAAACCCAGGTTAGGTTAGGTAAGGATAGTATAGATAAGAGTAGTATAAATACTACTTGTCCGGAGCCGGAAGCTCCAGACCGGAAAAAAGTCATCTCACTATCGTTGAATGACGGTACAGAGCATTGGATTTACGAAGACAATGTATCAGAGTGGAGTGAATTATTCCCTGCTGTTGATGTGATGCAGGAACTCAGAAAAATGAAATCTTGGTTAGACAGCAATAAAGCGAGAAGAAAAACAAAGAGAGGAATCGCAAGATTTATAAATTCCTGGCTATCCAAAGAACAGGATAAGGGAAGAATGCCAGTTAGATCAGAGCCGACACATAGAAATAATAACAATTTTGAACGCAGACGATACGACATGGAAGCGCTTGGAGATGTGTTGACGGAAAATTAAGGAGGAACTATGGAACCAAAGAAAGTAACAATAAACTACGCTCTGCTCTGCAAGGAACTGAAAAAACAGGGCAAGACGAAAAAGGGATTCTCTCTAGAAATGGCGAGAAGTGAAAGTTTTGTGAATTACATAGCCAATAATCCAGATCAACCAGAAGGTGTGGAACGGATCATGTGTTTACTTCTCGGACTTGAACCGGGAAGTCTGGTGAAAGAGCCGGAAAAGAAAGGCATGACCGCAGCACAGGCACTTACAGTCATCCGGGATGAGATTTTAGAGAACCGCAGAATCATGCAGGAGAATTTTGAAAAAATCTGGAACAAGCTGAACACCAATACCGTCCAACTGGAAAAGATCAAAGACAAGGTCAACACGATGTCAAAGACCGACTACGACAAAGCATTAGAGTGGCTAAAAGACAAGATGGAAGGTGGACGCTATGACGGGGCGAAGTTGCTCATGGAGTCAGAAGCGGCAGGAATTAAAAGGTCTGACATCATGAAAGCAAAGGCAGAACTTGGAGTAAGAATCCAGACTACAGGGTACGGAAAGAATGTGAAAGCATGGTGGAGTTTAAAGGGTGAACAGGCATGAACATGAAAAGATATGGGTTTAAGATTCGCAAGAAAAGACACGGAAACATGGATTTTTACACAAAAGTTAGCTCCAAGCGCAAGAGAAAGAAGAGGGTGAAAGGAAAATGACGAATAATGATCATTTGAACAACATAACAGGAGAAATGGATACACCAGAAATCTCCGCAGTGAAGATGATACTTACAAGAATAGATGAGGATTTAGAAAACGATCTGTACGAAGAAAACCGTGATAAATACCTGAATTTGTACAAGAGCCAAAAAGAGTGGCTGGAAAGAGAGGTTGAAAATGCGTAGGCCAGCACACTTTCTGGATCCGTACCAGTTCCAAATCGAAGAGATGGTAAAACTCGGATGCTCGGATGAGCATATCCATAAAGTCTTGCATGACATCCAGAAAGTGGAATTTACTCAAAATGATCTTATCCGGTACATGGATGAAAACGGGATCAGGAAAAGAAGTGCAGCGAAAAGATGGACGCGGAGCAAAGAAGTTGAGTGGGAAGAGCTTTGCAAGCAGTTTCGAGGAAATAAAAAGAAAATAAGCGAAAAATAGAAAGGAGCCAGCCTCCGGCCGGGGCAAGGGTATACCGGGCTTCTGAGAAAATGGAAAATTTGATTATAGATTGCTTCGCCGGAGGAGGTGGAGCGAGCGTAGGAATAGAAATGGCACTTGGAAGACAAGTAGATATTGCAATCAATCACGATCCGGATGCAATTTTGATGCACAAGACAAACCATCCGAAAACATTGCATCTCACAGAAGATATTTTCAGGGTAGATTTGAAGAAATATGTGAAAGGAAAGCGAGTTGCTTTAATGTGGGCGAGTCCTGATTGCACCAGCCACAGTAAGGCGAAAGGTGGGAAGCCGAGGGAAAAAGGGCTTCGGATTTTGCCTTGGGCGGTATACAAACACGCAAAAGCAATTCTTCCCGATGTGATTATCATGGAAAACGTGGAAGAGATTCAGCAATGGGGGCCGCTGGATGAAGACGGGCATCCGATTAAGGAGCGGTGTGGGGAAGATTATGAGAAGTTCATTACGGCAATGAAGAGTCTTGGGTATATATTCGACTGCCGGGAGCTTATTGCGGCAGACTATGCAATTTTCAGGAGAGATGGAAAAGACATCGTGTGGCCAGAAAAGACGAATTTTAAATCCAGAGATCCGAAATGGCAGGAATGCGGGGCATATATCGATTGGTCTGATTTAGGGAAAACGATATTTGATAGACCAAAACCGTTGGCAGATGCAACGATGAAAAGGATTGCAAATGGAATCAGAAAATATGTAATAGACAATCCATCTCCCTATATCGTGAGAAATAAAGATGCTGTTGCATTTATGATTCAATATCACGGAGAAACAAAAATTGGAGAATCGAGAGGACAGTTGCTGACAGAACCAATTAAAACAATCGACACATCAAACAGGTATGGCCTGGTGACAGCTTTTGTTACAAAATTTTATAAAAGTGGAATCGGACAGGGATGCAACGAACCTTTACACACAATCACAACATCACCTGGACATTTTGGATTGATATCTGCGTTTTTAATTAAGTATTACGGAACTGGCGGAGGACAAGAACTTTCAAATCCGCTTGCAACGATTACTACAAAAGATCGTTTCGGACTAGTAAATGTGATTCTGGATATCGAAGGCGAAAAGTATGTCATGAAGGATATTTTCCTGAGAATGTTAAAACCGGAAGAACTTAAATTAATGCAGGGATTTCCGGAGGATTACATTATTGACAGGGATTACAAATACAGGAGATATCCGATCGCAAAACAAGTGGCTAGAATCGGAAACAGTGTAGTGCCAATTATGGCACAGAAACTGGTAGAAGCAAACTGCCCGTATTTAAAAATCGGGAATAGGGTGCCGAACATAGAAATATATGAGGATGAGCAGCAAATTAGGTTTGCGTAGTAGGAGGAATGACTAATGCCAAAAACAGAAGAAACATGGATGGACGGGATCACTACAGAAATGATGGAGCATAGACATTGTTTGAATTGTGGATAAAGGTTGAAATGGGAGGTATAGATATGCGGGAATTAACAGTAAAAGAATTGCGAGAAGCACTTGTAGGCGTGCCAGGTGATCTTCCGGTGAGACTGAGCAGCGATACTGGAGTGGACCAAGGATATGGGTATATCATAATCGAGAAGGCATGCAGGGTGAAATACGGCTCTATAGATTACTTTGATATCTATGCAAATGATTATGCAGAGGAGGAATAACATGGACATTTTAATCACAATCGCATTCCTGGCTCTGTACTACATATTGGGGCTGGGAACTATGGTAGCACTAATAAGTGGGGTATATGAGGATGCAGAACTGAAATTTAAGGATTATTTAATGGCTTTGCTCTTTCCGTTTGTACTATTTGTTGTGTTTGTGGATTGGATAGCGCGAAAGATAGTGAGGTAGGATGATGAAAAAATTTAACTGGGATGAATTTAAAAATAAAGACAATAAGATTGCGGTGCACTGCAAAACCGAGGAAGAAGCGGTAGACTTTTGCAAGCAGATGCATGAACATGGAATGAAATGGAACGGTGGTTTTAGTTATTTGGACTATACGAATTATCGTATATACAGAGAAGGAACTTGTTATATAGCAAAAGGTGAATACTGTTTTAAAAATTATTACGAAAAAAGGGGATACACAATCTTAGAATGGAGTGATTACATGCAGAAAGAATTTACAAAAGCGGATTTAAAAGACGGAATGGTAGTTGAACAGAGAAATGGGAATAGGTATCTTGTATTAGCTGGGATGGCCGTAAGAGAATGCGGACACAATGAAATCAGCAGATATACAAATAATTTGAAGTGGTGCGGTACCAACAGAGGCGGGGATATCGTCAAGGTCTATAGAATTATCCATGAATCACTAGGAACCATAGAAAAAGCGTTCTGTGATCGCAACCTCGAACTCATCTGGGAGCACAAAGAACCAAAGAAAATGACCATTGAAGAAATGCGGAAGAAGTTGGAAGAGTTGACGGGAGAACAGATTGAGGTGACGGCATGAGAGGAATCTTAAAGCACAGACGCAGCGCAAAAGAAATGAAACGGGATCGAGAAGATCATTTTGCTGATCTGGCTGAACATGAACCAACAGAGAATGCCAAGAAGTGGATGCAAAGAGGTGCGTACTCTGTGGAGGACTGCTTGAAAAAATGGGGAGTAGATACGAAAGGGAGTGTGATGAGTGATGACGGAAGCACGCATAAAGCAAATACATAAAAATAACATCAGAATGGAGCGGCTAGCTGAATTGTATAAAGCACATAAATATGCGGCAATGTCATCAGAAATCAATATGAGCGGTATGCCAACAGGAAAAGGTGGAATAGATGACAGTATGAGCGATATTGATGATAGTGTGGATATCGAGATAGAATATCAAGCATTATACCTTGAAAATGAGTTGCTCATCAAAGAAGCAAGAAAATACATAAACCAGTTGCCGGATAATATTCTACGCATGGTAATGGAATTGAAATATATAAACGGGATGGATGAATACGAAATTTCCGCAGAAGTTGGAGTGCCGTATAAGCAGTGCTGCAACATGTTAAAAGTGCACTGGAACAATGTGTTCTAAATATTCTAAAACTATTGACATATAGTGACTTGACTGGTATACTGAGAGAGTGAAAGAATATAAAAAGGCACTATCACTTATGTGGTGGTGCTTTTTCTTATGCCGTGGTCAGTTGGGACAAGCAGGTTCGATCCCTGCACACGGTTTTGTGATGTGAGTATACAGGCTGCACAGCTGAGGTCTGTTCTGGGAGTGCACACCGGCTTTACATCGCAAATGGTACCAAAACGCAGATATCCGCAGATCTGCAAAACAAACAAAAATAGATTCAGCAATCTATATTTAGTGTCAGTACCCGAGTGCGGATAGGGTAAAGGGTGTCAATAAAAGGCATCCTACCGGACATAGCTCAGTCGGTTAGAGCGGCAGCCTTATAAGCTGTGTGTCACGGGTTCGATTCCCGTTGTCCGGATTGTGGGCTACTGCAAGTTCCTCTTTCTTATAGATTTTGTGTTGAGTTATTTTGGCTTTTTGTTGTCATTTACATTTTGCAGTAGTCCTAAATATTAAAAAATTATAAATTAGCACTCTTTTGTTGCGAGTGCTAAAATGATATGGTATACTAAGCATATCGATAGCGCTGTTGTTGGAATAGATGTAACAGCCAGATGTATAAGCACCTTTTAAAGTTAATAGAGTTCCGAGAAGTTAAAACGACTTTGCATTGTATTCTGAAATTTTATTATCAAGTAAGGTGCAAGAAAGACGTTTGGCAAAAAGGAATTGTATTAAAATGGAGGACAGACATGACAGATAATGAAAAGAAAGTTTTAAAAGCATTTTATCAGGCTGTATGTGATGAGCCGCGTAAGATGGATAGGGTAACTGGGAGAAAATTAGGAATAGAGCTAGAAGAATTTCGTGAGATAGTAAATAATTTTATAGATCGCGGGTTCCTTCCGAATCATTATTCAGTACATGGCGGAAGGAATAATGAAAAAGGATGGAATAGTCAGGGAAATCAATTGAGTCAAGAAGCGATAGAGATAGCAAAAGAGTTGTAAAAGTTCAGAGGCACTTCGGTGTCTCTTTTTCTATGTATTAAATTAACAGATTGGAAGGTGGTGAGTCCTATGACAGAAAAACAGAAAATATTTGCAGATGAGTACTTGATTGATCTAAATGCCACACGGGCTTACCGCGTCGCATATCCAAGCGTAAAGAAAGAAGAGTCAGCAGCAGTAAATGGAAGTAAGTTGCTAAGAAATGCTAAGGTTGCAGAATATATTACCGAAAGAATGGAAGAGCGGCAGAAGCGGACGGAGATCACGCAGGATCGAGTTTTAAATGAACTGGCTGCCATTGCTTTTTCCAAGGCTTCAGACTACGCGAAAGTAGTTGAGAAACAGGCTACAGCAGAAGTAGATGGAAATATTATTCCGCTCGTAGGAGAAGACGGAGAACCGATTCTGTATCGGACCGTAGAATTGGAGCTTACAGATAACCTTACTGAGGAACAGCAGCGAGCCCTCGGAACGATTAAAAAGGGGCGCGATGGATTGGAACAGAAGCCCTGCGACAAGGTGAAGGCTCTGGAACTTCTCGGCAGACATTTAGGTATGTGGAATGACAAGCTAGATGTGGCAGGAGATATGGACATGAAGATTGTAGTAGACTATGGTGATGAAGATGAAGGAAGTTAATGTTGGATTTAACAGAAATTTTAAAGAATTCAATGAGTGTAAGAAACGATATCGACTGGCAAAAGGCTCTGCCGGATCCGGAAAGTCGGTAAACATTGCACAGAATTTTATCATCAAACTTGGCGATCCAAAGTATAAAGGTGCAAATCTCTTGTGCGTCCGGAAAGTAGACACAACAAACAAGGATAGCACCTATGCAGAATTGAAGAGTGCAATATATAAAATATACGGGGATAAAGCAGGATTATTCTGGCAGATCAGAAGTAATCCAATGGAGCTGATCTCGAAAGTGACAGGAAATAAAGTGATTTTCCGAGGAATGAAAGATGATGGACAGCGAGAAAAAGTAAAGTCTATCACATTTGATGTCGGAAAATTAACATGGATATGGATTGAAGAAGCAACGGAGCTATATGAAGCGGATGTCGATATTCTCGATGACCGACTCAGAGGTGACTTGTCATTCAATCCATTTTTGTATTACCAGATTACATTCAGCTTCAATCCGGTGTCAGCAACGCACTGGTTAAAAGCGAAATATTTTGACATAAAAAGTGATGATGTATACACACATCAGTCCACGTACCTGCAGAACCGGTTCATAGACGAAGCATATCACCGGCGCATGATGATGCGTAAAGAACGGGATCCGGACGGATATCGGATTTACGGACTTGGTGAATGGGGAGAGACCGGAGGTCTGATTCTTACAAATTATGTGATTGAGGAATTCGATACATCCCCAGAAAGATTCGATTACATGGTAAATTCACAGGATTTTGGATTCAACCATGCGAACTGTATCGGGGAGGTTGGATTCAAAGATGGAGATATCTACTTATGCCGGGAATTGTATGTATTTGAAAAAGATACATCAGAGATCATACAGTTGGCTGAGGGAAAATTCCAAAAACGAATCACCATGTATTGCGATTCTGCCGAGCCAGACAGGATTAAGATGTGGCAGAAAGCAGGATACAGAGCATGTCCGGTCAAGAAAGAACCAAACAGTGTAAAAGCGCAGATTGATTATCTGAAGCAGCACACGATCCACATTCATCCGTCCTGCGTAAACACGACTAAGGAGATCCAGCAGTGGAAATGGAAAAAGGATGAGAAAACGAACACATTCACGGATGAACCGGTGAATTTCTTTGATGATGCAATGGCAATGCTCAGATATTCTATTGAGCAGGAGAGAAAAGGAAAAGTGAAGTTAAAGACCTTTAGAGGAGGAATATAAAATGAATGGGAAAAGACCATACAAACTGCCGGAACCGCTTTTATGTTCCGCTGACGAAGAAATTAACATGACACTGGTGGATGAATACATTCGAAAACATGAAGAGCGGATGCCGAGATATAACTACCTTGAAAATTTGTACAAAGGATTCCACGATGTCTTCCGTTTACCGGAAAAGGAAAAATGGAAGCCGGATAACCGACTGGCTGTAAATTTCCCACGGTATATAACAGAGACCTTTTTGGGATATGCTTATGGGATTCCAGTTAAAAAATCGCATCCGGACGAAAAAATAAAAGACGCGATCCTTGAATTTGACCGGGATAACGATATATCAGATCAAGAATATGAGCTGGCGAAGAAGTGCTGCATCTACGGACATGCTTTTGAGTATTTTTACCAGGATGAAGAAGCAAAGACAAAAACAGTGATCTGCAATCCAAAAGAACTGTTTGTGGTCTATGATGATACTGTAAAGAGCCGCGCATTATTTGCGGTGAGATATGGAAAAAAGGACGATAATGTCACAAGGTATGGGGAGATACTTACAAGGACAGAAATAATCCCATTTGACGGAGAAAAGATGCAGGAGGGAATGCCGAACCCATATGGTCGCATCAACTGTGTTGAATATGTACTGAACGATGAGAGAATCGGTCTGTATGAGGAAGTTGCCGGCATGGTAGAAACATACAACCGAGTGATCGGAGAAAAAGCGAACGATGTAGATTCTTTCGCGGAAGCATATCTCGCAGTGCTGGGCGCTGAACTGGATGAAGAGGGCGTTTATAAGATTCGCGATAACCGGATCATAAACCTGTATGGGACGGATAATGCAAAGGATATTATTGTGCAGTTCCTTGGCAAGCCCACAGCAGATGGAACGCAGGAGAATCTCTTAAACCGGTTGGAAAATTTGATTTACCAGACAAGCATGGTAGCAAACATCTCGGATGAATCGTTTGGAAATGCCTCGGGAACTTCTCTTGCGTATAAACTGCAGTCTATGAGTAATCTGGCGTTGACATTCGACCGCAAAGTTGAAAAGTCCATGAGGAAACGATATAAGTTGTTTTGCTCCTTGGCAACGAATGTGTCAGATCGGGACGCATGGAAAGATATCGACTTTACAATGAGCCGAAATATCCCTAAGAATCTCCTCGAAGAAGCGCAGACGGCGCAGGCACTGGAAGACATTGTATCTAAGGAAACACAGTTGCAGGTGTTATCTATCGTAAAAGATGCGTCCGAGGAGATCGATCGAATGGAGAAAGAGGACAAAAAGAAGCAGGAAACAATCGTAGAGAAGCGGATGTTCGGAGGTGCGGCGGATGAGCAGCAGGACGTACTGGAAGAATAGGGAAGAAGAACAGAGGAAGAAGAATATCAAGGACGAAGCTGAATACGCGAAAGAGATTGAGAAGATCTATGTGAATATGATGGATGAAATCCAGAAAGAGATTCATGGATTTTACACACGTTATGCAAAAGCAGAAGGGATCACAATCGCAGAGGCAAAAAAGCGGGTATCTAAAATGGATATTGATGCATACAGTCGAAAAGCAGCACAGTATGTAAGGGATAAGAATTTCTCTAAGGAAGCCAATGAGGAAATGCGGCTCTATAACGCAGCAATGAAAATTAATCGATTGGAAATGCTTAAAGCAAATATCGGAATGCATCTTGTTGGTGGATTTGATGAGCTTCAGAAGTATTTTGACCAGATCCTGACGGAGAAAACGCTGGAAGAATTTGAACGGCAGGCAGGAATCCTTGGAAAATCCATCCAGAACAATGCGAAGATGGCACATGCAATTGCAAATGCTTCTTTCCACAATGCAAAGTATTCGGATCGTATTTGGATGTACCAGGATATGATGAAAGCAGAACTGTCGAAACTCTTACAAACAGGTCTGATACAAGGCAAGAATCCAAGAATTCTTGCAAGGCACCTTACCAAACTGTTTGGAGTAAGCCGGGAAAATGCAGAGCGACTGATGATAACAGAATTGTCTAGGGTGCAAGCAGAAGCACAGAAGCAGTCCTATATCCGCAATGGATTTGATGAGTATGAGTTTATCGCGGAGCCGACAGCCTGTCCGATCTGTAGATCGTTGGACGGAAAACATTTTAAAGTATCAAAAATGATGCCTGGAGAAAATGCGCATCCAATGCATCCTAATTGTCATTGCAGTACAGCAGCATATATGGATGATAAAGAGTATCGAGAATGGCTGGATGGATATTCCGAACATGGAATGGATTTTGAAACTTGGAAGAAGAGGGTTGAAAAGAAATCTACGTTTGATATAATAAAGGCAGATAAAACTGTCAGCGGACATTCCGGCACTCCTAAGATGGCAGAGGCAGGAATGGTAATAGATCACATTGGAAAAGATGGGAAAGTAGATGTAAGAGCTTTTTACGGAGAGTCAAAATTAAAATCTAAAGATATCCACACAACCGATCATGGGAATCCAAAGCAGCACCCTTATGGAGAACATGGGGAACACGTACATGATTATACATGGGGAGATGATGGTAGACTGAAGAATAAGACAACTCGCGAATTAAGCAAAGAGGAAAGAAAGGAGAATGGCGATATATTATGAATAAAGATGAATTAAGACAAATTTTATCTGAGTGTTGCAATGATATTTCTTTCTTTTACAAAGGATTGGCATCGGGAGTGACAGTCGAAGTCAGGGATTACATCCCAACGTATCAAGCGTGGCATGGTGATGATACGAAAGAGTATGATAATGTAGATGAGGTTATGAATGATAAATTTTATAGCGGAAAATCATTAAACGATCTAGTAAAAGAAGTAGAAATTGATGCAATGTAATACCATCGGTCGAGCGGGCTGGTGGTATTTTTGTACTCATTTTGGAGGTGATGCGATTTGATTGAGGTGAGAATTCGACCAGAGCGAATTGAAATCTCTGGACACGCAGGGTATGCAGAACCCGGAAAAGACATTGTTTGTGCTGGTGTTACGGCACTTACACAGACGCTGATCCAGTCGATTGATGACTTAACGGATGATGAAATAGAATACAGAATATCTCCCGGAAAGGTTGAGGTAGAATACAGGAATCTGTCAGAGAAATCAAAAACTCTGGTGGATTCCTTTTTCGTTGGCATCTGTTTGATTGCGGAAGAATTTCCGGAATATGTGAAAGCGAGGTGAAAATATGAGTAAAACAGAGACTTTTATCAGAGCAGCAACAACCAGTGAGCAGGCACTGATTCTGGAATTTGCGCATGAGGGGAAAGAATATCTTGTGAAGAATTTTACAGATGGAGATGTGTATGTTGCGCTCAAAGAAAGTGCGACAAAGGAAGAAAGCGCATTGATTCCAGCGCAGACGGCGCAAACTGTAATTAGGAACAAAAATTACTACGCAGGGAGTAACCTCGTCCAAATCATCCCAACAGCAACAAGCGAAAAAGGAGTAGAAGTACAATGCTTAAAATGGTAGATGGAACAGGAATCATAGGAGTGGATATGATATGCCCTTTAGGAATCTCCACTCCACAGCCACCGAATTATGACAGGGTAGAGCTAGAGGGTACAGGGATGTTGGTACTGCCGAACAGCCTAGATGCGCCGCTTGAGAGGTTGGAGCTTGGTGGGAAGACGGAACAGAACCAAGATCCGCCACCGTCTCCAGAATATCTACAGGAAATTAAAAACTCTGGAAAATGGAATGAGGAGAAACAGAAGTATGAAGTGGATGTTAAAATTACGGGGAAGAATTTATTTGATATGAATAAGTTTATTGATACTTGTAATTTTACAAAAAATGAAGATGGTACTTTTAGAATTGACAAATATGTAGAAAGATATGATTGCTTTATTCCTGCAAATACAATACTTAGTATCGAAGTATTAAAAGTAGAAGACTCACCAGGCGCGGCTGCTTTAGAGTTGTTTTACGAAGATGGTAAGAGTATGTATATTGGATTTGGCCTAGTTGGTGTAAAGACATTTCTTATACAAAAAGACGTTGCATATATAAAAGTTTTAGCATATCGAAAACATGAATATAAGTATATCCAACTAGAAAAAGGCAGAACCGCAACCCCTTACGAACCCTACAAAGAGCAAACCCTCACCCTAACATCCGACCGCCCTATTACAAAATGGGATAAGCTCGTGGAGCAGGGCGGACAGATTGGGTGGTTGTATGGAACGAAAAAATACACCGTAACAGGAAGTGAAAATTATATCTTTGGTGGAGCACAATATTATTCAGGAATTAGCACAAATATGTATACCACCAATGTGAGTAAAATGGGACTAGAAGCAGTATGCGACAGACTAACCCAAACGAAAGGTATTTGGAATGAAGCCTGTAACAATAAGGATGGATTCACAATTAACGGCGGAAATCAAATCCATATGCGGTTTTTTAATAGTTTGCTTGGTGTTAATGATGATGCTACCATGCAAGAGAAAAAAGCGGCATATATAGCATATTTGAAAAAAGAATATGAAAAAGGAACTCCCTATGAAATAGTATATCAGTCATTAGAACCAGAATTCATCCCCCTCCCACAATCCGAACAAAACGCCATCCGAGCCTTAAAAACCTACTACCCTACCACAGTAATCACAGCAGACGGAGGGGAACTTGACCCAGATATTAAAGTAACATACCGAAAGGAGATTTAAACATGAATTACGCAAAAATCATGGAAAACGGAACTGTAAGAATCAGCTCCATCAAAAAAGAGGGCTATAAGCCACTCAAGGAAGAGAAGCCAGAGGGATTCAGCAACCTTGTCTTTGTTGGCTATACAGAGACAGAAGAAAATGTAATAAAAGAATACGAAGCAGTGGATGACGGTATGAGCGCCTATGGTAAATTACAGAACGACCTGAAAGCAACACAGGCGGCACAGGAAGTCACAGACCAAGCGGTGCAAGAACTGATTTTAGCAACGATGGAAGCGGGGGTGAAATGATGGCACAGTTTTTGGCAAACAGGATTAAAGGTGGACACTTGACAATTGATGAAGTACCGGAGAGTTTGAAAGAACAGGTACAGGCGTTACTTTAGGAGGAAGATACATGGGAATGAATTTTATTGAAGCATTAAAAGTGATGAAACAAGGAGGGAAAGTCAAACTTCCGTCTTGGGGCGGTTATTGGTACTGGGACAAAGAAAAAGAAACAGTCATGATTCAGTGCAGACCACAAGACTCTGACAAAGGAGAACTTCTCGACATCAGAGAAACTCAGAGAGTTGAATACACTCTTCAAAATGTGGCTTCTGATGAATGGATGCTTGCCGATGAAAGCAACTGTCCTGTATTAGGAGGAGAATCGACATTTCCGTTTTCCGATGCTATTAAATACCTGAAACGTGGAATGAAAGTTGCTCGTAAAGGATGGAATGGGAAGAAACAGTATATTCAACTGGCAACTGGAATCTCATATACATTTGGAGACGATGTTGTAAATTGTGAGCATGAAGCTATAGGCAATCAGGCAATCGCATTTGTCGGAACATCTGGCGTGCAGATTGGGTGGCTTGCAAGTCAAGCTGATATGCTTGCAGATGATTGGGTGTTTGCAGAATAGGTAAGACATTGGCACATAGAGATATGTGTTATTTTTATGCCTTTTTCCGGTAGGCGGTAAAGAACCGGAAAAATATTTTAAAGCAACGGTCTGGACAGTGGATGGACTGGGGCAGAAAGGAAAAGATATGAAATTTAGAGAATTTATGGCATTACAGTTATTTGCCGAAGACGAAGGAACTGGGGCGGAAGGCAATGGATCCGGCGCAGATGGCGAAGGAACACAAGGCAATGAGGGAGATCATGGAACTTCCGGTAATACGTTTGAGGACTTTTTAAAGGATGGAAAGAACCAAGCAGAATTTGACCGGAGAGTCAACAAAGCGATTGAAACTGCGCTCGGAAATGCAAAAGTGAAATGGCAGGAAGATGCTGACCAGAAAGCGGAAGAAGCAGCTAAAGTTGCAAAAATGAATGCAGAGCAGAAACAGCAGTACGATATGGACAAGTTAAAGGAAGAAAATGAGAGACTGAAGGCAGAGTCTGTGAGAAATCAGCTTAGCAGAAATGCGGCAGGAGTCCTCTCGGATAAAGGCATTGAAGCAACGCAGGAGGTACTTGACTTTGTCGTAGGAGCGGATGAAGCAGATACGAACGCGAGAATTGACACTCTCGTGAAAATCGTAGAATCCCAACTCAAGAAGGCAGAGATTGCTAGAGCAACCGGAACTACACCGAGAACCATGACGAACTCAGGAAGTCCAATGTCTGAATTCGAAAAGAGACTTGCAAAGTATAAATAAAGGAGAATGTGAAGATGAAGAATAAAGAATTTATGATGTTACAGTTATTTGCGGCAGGAGACAACAATGATATGCCGGTAAGAAGCTACCAGCTTGAGTTTAAAAGCCTTTTGGAGGTAGTGTTCAAAAAGACAGCTTATTTTGCTGACTTTTTTGGCGGCGAGATCGAAGCACTTGATGGGGTGAGAGAAAATGAGACCGCTTTTTATGTAAAGACTTCGGATATTCCGGTTGCTGTCGGCAATGGATACGATAAGACAGCTACGAAAGCATTTGGAACAGGTACAGGAAACTCTAGCCGTTTCGGAGAGAGAAAAGAAATTATCTACACAAACACACCGGTTAATTATTCTTGGGGTTGGAATTTCCACGAGGGAATCGATCGTCATACTGTAAACAATGATTTTGACGTTGCAGTGGCAGATCGCTTAGAACTGCAAGCGCAGGCCAAAACAAAAACATTTAACAAACAGCACGGGAAATTTATTTCCCAGTCTGCCGGAAAGTCTTTGGAAGTCACAGATTACACAGCGGACAACGTGCTGAAGCTGTTTAACGAGCTTTCGAAGTATTTTAACAACATCGAAGCAATCGGAACGAAAAAGATTAAGGTTTGCTCTGACCTTTACAATGCGATTGTAGACCATCCGCTGAATACTACGGCGAAACACTCCACGGTAAATATTGACGGCAACGAAGTTGTTAAGTTCAAAGGATTTCTCGTGGAGGAGATTCCGGACGAATTATTCCAGTCCACAGATTGTGCTTACGCTTATATCGCAGGAGTCGGCAAGGCATTTACTGGAATTAGCACAGCCAGAACGATCGAGTCAGAAGATTTTGACGGTGTGGCTCTGCAGGGTGCAGGAAAAGCGGGAGAATTCATCCTGAAAGATAATAAAAAGGCGGTAGTAAAAGTAACTATTACGGGGTAAAGAGTATGCGCAGGATGAAAAGTGTACTGGATGATTTGAAAAAGCTTCTGGGGATCGAGGATGATTCTCTTGATTCGAAACTGGAGCTGATTCTTAGATCTGTGCAGGGGCGGTTAAAGCTCTTGCTCAGAGGAATTGAAGTACCGCAAGAAATGAATCACATTGTCGTGGAAGTGGCAGTGATTCGGTTTAATCGGCTAGGTTCCGAGGGGATGTCAGCTCATAGTGTCGAGGGAGAAAGCATGTCCTACAATGATAATGATTTTGATGGATTCATGGACGAAATTCAAGCATTTTTGGACTCGCAGAAAGAATCGAAACGAGGGAGAGTGAGGTTTATTTGAGATGTGATACGGAAGTCTTCTTCCAGTCGATCACGCTTGGAGAATACAACCAATCCACCGGGGACTATGAAGAAAATAAGATCATGGAAGAAAAAAGGCATGCCTGTATAACGGATACCGGCACAGAAACAATGAACCTTGTATACGGATCCATAAAGCAGGGAAGCAAGACGGTGCGGCTGCAGACACATTATAAAAAGTCGTTTGATCGTATCCGGATAGGCAACGCCTTATACAGAGTGGATTTTGAGCGGAAACTGCGGACAAAGCATGTGTTTGTAGTATCGGAGGTGCAGTAATGGTGAATGCAAAATTGATTGGTGTTAATGAATTGAGGTTAAAGCTAAAAAAGAATATGAATTTAGAAGCTGTTAGGCGAATCGTGAAGAAGAATGGTGCTGAATTACAAGAACAAGCTCAAAGGAACGCTCCTGTTGATACAGGAACGTTGAAAAGAAGCATTAAGCTTAGCATTAGTGATAAAGGCTTTACAGCAGAGTGCAACGCTACTGCAGATTATGCGGGATATGTAGAATGGGGTACACGTTTTCAGGAACCGCAACTTTATATGGGAGATGCACTAATAAAACAGGGGGAGAAATTTAAAAAAGATATGGACAAGTTGGTGAGGTGATCTGATGGATCCACAGCAAGAATTATTTGCAGAATTACTTACAGAGATTAAAGCATTAGGATATGACGTATATGACGGCTTCTTACCGCCGGATGGTACGCCGTATCCTTTTGTTTATCTTGCAGATAGCCAACAGACAGACGATGCCAATAAAACGGCTGTGTTTGGCAATGCGTATCAGACCATTCATGTCTGGCACAACAATCCAAGACAGAGGGGAACGGTGTCAAAAATGCTGTTGGCGATCAAAACCGCATGCAGAAGACTGGACCATACCGAAAATTTTGCATGGAATGTCCGGAATGTAAACCAGAGGATACTTCCGGATACAACAACAAAACAACCTTTATTGCACGGGTTGCTGGAAATAGAATTTAAGTTTAGTTAACAGAGAGGAGATTGAGTAGTATGAGAAATACAGGACTGCAGTTGTTTGCAGAAGCAGTTGCTGGCAAGAAAATCATGTATTTATACCGCCTTGCCAAAAACGCTTCCAAAGAAGCGGGGATAAACCTTGCATTTACGACAGAAAACGGAAGAACCAAGAGTAAGGACGCAGATTCTACTGCCACGAAAGACGGAACCATCCGTACGCCAGGGGCGGCGGAGGTTGAGATTACAGCAACAAGTATTCTGGCGAAAGGAGATACAACAGTCCAGGAGTTGGAAGATGCGATGGACGCGGATGAATTAATTGAAATTTGGGAAGTGAATCTTGAAGAACCGGCAGAACCTGGTCCGAATAAGTTCAAGGGAACGTACTTCCAGGGATATCTTACAGAATTTGAGTTTTCATCTCCCTCAGATGAGAATGTGGAAGTATCTCTTACTTTCGGAATCAACGGATCTGGTAAGCGCGGAGATGTCACGGTAACAACACAGCAGCAGGAAGTTGCAAATTATGTGTTCAAAGACAGTGTGAAAGAGGGGGAATAATACCCTCTGACGATACCGCCTTGATTGGCAGAGGTAAAGTAGGCAAGGCAAAAGTAGGAAAAGAATAGATCATGTACATAGAGGGCGGCAAGACCGCTCTCTTTTTAATGGAGGAATAAAAAATGATGGAATTAACAATTAACGGACAAGTATACCGATTTAATTTTGGAATGGGTTTTTTAAGAGAGGCAAATAAAATCAAAAATCCAAATCCTAAAATGAACGACAAAAATTATGGATCTCGTTATCTTATTTCAGGGATTATAGATGGAGACCCTGAAATTCTAACCGATGTATTAGATTTCGCAAACAAAGGGCAGGATGTACGTGTTACCAAAGAAATTCTTGATGAATACATAGATGATTCAGAAACTGATATTGATGAATTATTCAAAATGACATTGGATTTTTTAGAGAAAGCAAATGCTACCAGGAAGGCAGTAGAGAAAATAAAGGAAGCATTTGCCAAACTAGAGGAAATGAATCAGGAGATATTGAAACAATAACCTTTGAGGAACAGTACAAAGAAGTGGCTATAAATTGCTTCAGGTATTTTGGCTTTACATCTTTCGCCCAGATAGATCAGTTAACTCTTGCTGAGTATGAAATTATGCAAGAGGCACTTGAACTTAAGTTGTTAGACGAATCATTGTATGAACATAGACAAGCGTTTTTGAATTTTATAGTCCGAGCGGAAAAAAGTGCAGGTAAAGGCAAGAAAAAACCAGTATATAAGAGGTTTAGACAATTCTTTGATTATGAAAAAGAACTTGAAAAGTTAAAAATGAAGAAAGAAAAGAAAAATCGTTTCTCAGGAATCGGAAAACTTCTAAAGAACGGACGGTGATTTAATGACTGATGCATATAACGTAGTTGCAATCCTGTCTGCCAGAGACAAAAATTTTACTGACATGATGGGAAAAGCAGAAAAAAGCGCAATGAGCCTGCAATCTCTTGTTATGGGTGGACTAGGTTTCTTTTCTTTTGCAAAAGTATTGGAAACCACAAAGAGTGGTATTCAATCAATTATAAATACAGGTTCGTCATTTGAAGCGCAGATGTCAAGAGTCCAGGCTATTTCAGGTGCTACGGCATCTGAATTCGAGAAGTTAAGAGAACAAGCGATTCAGCTTGGCGCTGATACTTCGTTTTCAGCTTCATCTGTAGCACAAGGTATGGAGAATCTTGCGGCGGCAGGTTTTACGGTAAATGAGACGATGGAGGCCATGCCTGGTCTCTTAAGTCTAGCAGCTGCATCGGGTGAAGATCTAGCAAGCAGTTCCGATATTGCTGCTTCGACTCTTAGAGGATTTGGATTAGCTGCATCTGATGCAGGGCATGTAGCTGACGTATTGGCAGAAAATGCGAATCGGACAAATTCTTCTGTTTCTGAAACCGGAAATGCCATGAAGTATGTTGCACCACTTGCAAGAGCAGCCGGAATAAGCTTAGAAGAAACTGCAGCAGCTATTGGCATAATGGCAAATGCAGGAATACAAGGAAGTCAGGCCGGTACAACCTTAAGAGGGGCCATATCGAGGTTATCGAAACCGACGGATGACATGAAAGTTGCGATGAGCGAGTTGGGAATTTCATTTTACGATTCTGAAGGGAAAATGCTTTCACTTTCAGAGCAAGTTTCTATGCTACAAACATCAATGCAAGGACTAACGGATGAACAAAAAAATAATTATTTGGTTACTTTGTATGGACAGGAATCGCTTTCAGGTATGCTTGCGTTAATAAACGAAGGTAGTGGAAGTCTGACAACGTTAACATCGGCGTATGAGTCATGTGATGGAGCAGCTCAAAAAGCAGCAGATACTATGTTGAACAACTTTTCTGGTGCTATGGAGCAGTTATCAGGATCCGTTGAAACGTTAGGAATTGCAATATACGACAAGATGTCCGGAGCGTTAACGAAAATGGCGAATAGTGCTACAGATGCTGTAAATAAAATTACAGATGCATTTAATTCCGGTGGAATATCTGGAGCAGTAGAAACTCTGTTTGCAATGATTTATACACAAATTTCTTCATTGCTTCCGCGGATGGTAAATTCAGGATATCAGATGCTGATGGAGTTAGCGAATGGATTTGCGAATGGCGTACCTGAAATGCTTCCCAAAATCCTTGATTTTATACAGAGTATTGGTGAAAAAATTGCGGAAGCGGCTCCGATAATGATTCAAAAAGGTTTTGAAGTGTTGCAGAAATTTGTTGAGGGAATCGTATCAGCTATACCAATTTTAATTTCAAGAGTCCCAGAAATTGTATCCACATTTGCTAATATTATAAATGATAATTTTCCTATAATTCTCGCAAAAGGTGCGCAGCTCCTTGGGCAATTAATTTTAGGAATTATTCAGGCCATTCCAACGTTGATAGCAAATATTCCAAAGATAATAGCGGCAATTGTAGACACATTGATGGCATTTCAATGGTTAAACCTCGGAAAAACAATTATTACCGCGTTGGGCAATGGAATAAAGTCAATGGTAGGATTTGTTAAGTCAGCAGGGAAAGATATATTTAACGGAATAAAAGGGGCAATACAGGATTTACCAGCAACTTTGGCAAACTTAGGGAAATCTGCAATTCATAATTTATCTTCAACAATCAGCGGAATGGTTTCATATGTGAAAACAGCAACTCTAAAAATAGCAAGCGGTATTGAATCTACACTTCTGAGCTTGCCAGGCAAAATGATCTCTATTGGTAAAAATATTATCAAAGGATTGTGGAACGGTATTTCAGATATGACAGGATGGATTATTGATAAAATAGGTGGATTTGCTGATAGTGTAGTTACAGCTATTTGTGATTTTTTTGGTATAAAATCACCATCCAGAGTAATGCGAGATGAAGTGGGTAAATACCTTGCTCTTGGAATCGGAGTTGGTTTCGAAAAAAACATACCAACAAAAAGTATAAAAAGAACTATGCAAAGTGTTCTTGATACTGTTCAGGATACAAGTTTGAATTCTATCCAAATACCTAACATAGCTTCAGGTGATCCGGTTCTGTTATGCAGTTCATCAGGTAGTAGTTTAAAGGTGAATGAAGAGTACAGTTACAACAGAAATGCGACATACACAATCGTTGTGCCGGTTGAATATAACGGCAGAGAAGCAGCACGTGTTACGGCGGAATTTACGCAGAAAGAGCTGGAAAGCCGTGAGAGTATGAAGATGAGACTAAAAGGAGAAAGAAGCCATGTATGAGTTTGTGGATACAAATCAAGCGGGGAGTAAAAGCTCCCTGCCGAGTGAGGCTCTGCAGATTGATGGAGAATACATCGAAAATCTAATTGACGGGTATAGAACTCTGTATGTGAGTGGACGTGAACTTTTGGAGTCTGAAATTACAGATAGGGAAATCGATGGAATTAGCGGGTCTGAATATCTGGAAAGCCGCAACGTTACAAGAAACATTACGGTTGGATATCAATTGCTTTGCAAGACCACAAGGGAGTTTCGCGATAAGTTTAATAAGCTTTCCAGTATTTTAAGTAAGGAGCAAGTTAAGCTGATTTTTGCAGATGAGCCGGATAAATATTTTATCGGAACAAAATCGAGTGTTGGCGATGTGGAACCAGGAAGAATGAATGTGAAAGGGGAATTTACTTTCTATTGCTGCGATCCGTGCAAGTATTCTTCCGCTGAAAAGCAGTTTCCCGGTGTACAGCAGGGCGGCTACCAGACAATTACCATCCAAAACAACGGCACCGAATGGGCAGATGTGGACTACGAGATCACGCACCAACACGAAAACGGCTTTATCGGACTTGTGAGCCAGTACGGAGTGATCCAGCTAGGGAAAGAGGAAGAAGCAGACGGAGAGAATTACAAAGCGTCTGAAAACCTGTTTGATGGATACAACCTGTTTCAAGACGATCATGGAACGTCTTACCAAAATCCAGAGAATACCACACAGGGGACGCTCGAAGTCAAGAATGTTGCCGGATATAACGTCATGGCGCTAAAAGGTGGACAAGCAACATCCGGATACTGGAATGGTGGAATGAAAACACTTACTATCCCGGTGGACAGTGAGGGCAGACGTGGAGCGAAGAACTTTTACTGTTACACGCAGCACTGGTTCGAAACCGGCTTGATGGGACAGACAGGAGCACAGACTATTGCATTCCTGACTGGAGATAACAAGGTGATATGCGCCATGTCTATTAACAAGAGTGATTCCACGGGAAATACGGCACGTATCGAGTGGTTTGCCCCCGGGAACACCTTAATCAGACGAGAAGAATTCCAGCCGACAGCATACGAGGGCAATCCGTTTAACCTAAAAATGGGATGCCACAACGACTTTTTAAAAGAGGGAGAAAAGCTGCGGATTTTCTGGTATGGAAGCTATATGGAGAGAAACATACCGGAAATAAAGGATATGGAATGCGAAAAAATCCAGATCTGGATTGGACAGTGGGGTGACAGAAACCTCACGAACCAGTACGTCACGCACAATTATTTAAAAAGCATCCGATTCCGGAAAGACAATGTCGATAAGTATAAGGATGTGCCGAACCGGTATCGCGCCGGAGATGTGGTGTCTATAGACGGAGAGAGTACAAAGGTCTATGTAAACGGGATGCCGGCAAAAGGAGATGAGATTAATGGATCCAATTATCCGAAAGTTCCACCCGGAACAACGGAAGTGCAGTTCTGCTACTCTTCTTTCTCTTCTCCTCCGCCGCAGATTAAGGCAAAAATAAGGGAGATATACTTGTAATGGACAGTATTAGAATTGCAATTTTAAGTGCAAATAACACGCCTGTAGCGTTCATGGATAATGCACACAAAAAGTCCATGCACTACTGGGGTGATGAGTTACACGAATACTTACAGGGAGCAGCGAATACCTATACTTTTACGGTAAACGCCAAACATCCAGACGCAGAACATGTTACAGTTGGAAACAAGGTGGCATTTACACACAAGGGTAAATCTTACTACTTAAATATTGTAAATACCGATCAGACGGAGAAGATAATTACCGCTACGGCATGGTCTCTGTCATTTGAGCTTATAAACGAGGATGCCGGCGAATACAAAGCCGGAAAGGCCATGAGTTTTGAAGAGTACCTTGCCGTCTTTGATTCTGAGAGAACGCTTAAATTTGGGCTCAACGAGGTATCTGACAAGCGGATTACCAACGAATGGACTGGCACAACAACCGTGTTAAAGAGATTATTCTCCCTGGCCAATGTATTTTCTGCGGAGATCGAGTTTGAGACGGTCTTAAACAGCGATTACTCCTTAAAAGAGATTGTGCTGAATGTATACCGGGAACACAGTGATACGGACAGCGGAATCGGAGAGTATCGCGGTGATGTTGTCCTACGCTACGGGAAAGGAATCACCGGAATCCGCAAGACCACGGATGCCGAGAAGCTTTACACCTGTATCCAGCCGACCGGTAAGGATGGGCTGACGATCAACGGACTGAACAAAAAAGAATACGATGAAAACGGCAATATCGAGTACTTTACA